AATTGCTCAGCTCTCAGATAGCGTCATTGCACTCGAACGAAATCAGCAGAGTGGATCTAAACACGATGCTACGACAGTGCGAGTCCTTAAGAATCGATATTCTGGCGAAACTGGCGTCGCGTGCTTACTAGATTACGATTTATCTACCTGTAAATTTAATGAAACTGAAGCTCCCCAGGACTTCGATCCACACGATAAAACTTCTTGGTCCTCCTAACCCACCCACACCAGAGATGGTAAAACGTGCACAATTCGTTGACAAGACCTATGTCTGGAACCACCCTAGTGTTCGACCTAGAAAGCAACGGTCTGCTTCATGATGTTACCTGCATCCATTGCCTTGTTATCTACGAGCAAGAAACTGACACGACGATTGTTTACAACGATCAGGGTGATGCTGAACCGCTTACCCGGGGTGTCCAACGGCTCGAAGATGCTGACATCATTGTGGGTCACAACATTATCGGGTATGACATTCCTTGCCTCAGTAAAATTTACCCGTGGTTCTCACCAACCGCCTTGGTTGTAGACACTTTGCTTCTGTCACGTCTGTATCACACAGATATGCTCGACGTTGACATGAAACACAAGTTCGACATGATGCCATCACAGCTATACGGTAGGCATTCACTCGAATCCTACGGTTATAGACTGGGTGAATACAAAGGCAACTTTGGCAAGACCGCTGACTGGAAAGAGTGGAGCCAAGAGATGCAAGATTACTGCATACAAGATGTCAACGTCACCCGCAAACTATGCGACCACTTCCACCGCTACCTGAATGGGTCTTACTTGAGCACCAAGTAGCACAAATCCTCACCGAACAGGAACTCCATGGATGGTATTTTGATGAACGCGCTGCATGGCAACTGTCATCATCTCTCAGAAGAGAGCTTGAAGAAACTTGTCAACTACTACAAAACCGGCATCCTTTCTACCCACGATCGGAATTTACTCCTAAAGCAAATAACCGACGCTACGGGTATATCGCCGGAGCAACATTCACCCGCACCACCGAAC